TCTATAATGCTAGATAATGCATAGCCTACTACTTGTGCTAAAAGACTTATTAGTGGTGTTAATCTTTGGATTAATCCTATAATTGGAGGAAGTATTTTTTGGATTATTGGCTGAACTATAGATATAATATTTAGAATTGGTGGAATTAAAGCATCCATTATAGACTTTCCTACTTTGAAAATTTGAGATAATAATGGAGTTACTTCTTTTGCTATTTCTGAAAATGCACTAATTATTCCTTCTAAAATAGGTTGTAATGTCTCTATAGTACCTACTATGTAAGGCATCACTTGCGATATTTTTCCCGATATACTGTTAAGTGTATTTTGTATGCCTTCTGAATCTAAAAAATTAGCAAATCCTTCAGCTGCTTTTCCTACAATTGGAAGCAATCCTTCACCTAGTTTAATTTTTAATCTTTCCATAGCATTTTCAGCTAATTGTATTTTATTTTCTGTTGTAGCACTTCTTGTTTCAAACTCAGCTTGCATACTACCTGCATAGTTTTCTGCATCTCCAACTTTATAAAATTGATCTTTTAAATAATCTAAATTGCTTAAAAGTGGTGCTATAGCTGCTACACTTTCTGTTCCGAAAATTTGCTGAAGCACTGAAGTCTGTTCGCTATCATTTAGTTTGCTTATTCTTTCAAAAACACTTACAATAGTACCTTCACTATCTTTTTGCATATCCTTTGCAACTTGAGTTGCAGTTAAACCAAGTTTAAGAAGTGCTTTTTGCTGATTTCCAGTAGCTGCAGCTCCTTTATTTAAATTTAACATTAAATTTTTAATTCCTGTAGCTGCTACATCCTCTTGCACACCTGCTGAAATCATACTTGTTGCAAGTGCAGCTATTTTATTTGAACTAACACCTGCTACATCTCCCAATGGTCCTATTTTCGTTACAACCTCGGAAATTTTAATGGCTGTTGCACCACTCGTGTTAGATAAATAATTAATTATATCACTTAATTCATTTACTTCATCTTGTGTCATTTTAAAAGAATTTCGCCATTGACTCATCCATTCGCCAGCCTGTTCAGCAGTAGTATCAAATGCAATTCCCATTTTACCTGCATCTTCAGTAAATTTCGTTATTTCTTCAAAAGCAATTCCCGCTTGTCCAGCTGATGTTGCAATATCAAGTATTTCTCCACTAGTCATAGGAAGAATTTTTGTCATTTCACTTATTTTATTTTTAAAATTAGCCATATTTACAGAATCGCTTAACTCGTCTACTACTTTTTTTACATCTGCAAGTTTCGATTCGTAGTCAATAGCACTTTGGATTACATCTTTTCCAAACTCTAATCCTTTTTGTGCAAAAGTAGCTACTGCAGCTACTTTTGCAATTCCAGTAGCAACACCATTAGAAATACTCTTAGTTTTTGATAGTTGCTCTACTTGCTTTTGTGCTGAGATAAATGCTTTTCTCATCTCTGGTGTAATAACAGCACCTATTCTGAAATCTATTTCATATTGTTTTCTTTTGGCCATTTTTGCCTCCAGATTCCGAAATAACAGTCTCTGCTACTTCATTTAATTCATTTATTGAAAGTTTTAGTAAGTATTCTAAACTTGTAAAAATAGTTAATGAAAGACGGATAGCTACTGTTCTTAATAGCTTTCCGTCACCTATTCTTAATTTTCTTTGTAAAAAAAATTAGTTACTACTCTACAAATCTTCTTAGCTTCTTTTGGTGGAAGTTTTAAGAAAAATTCTTTTGGAAGATTAGTAGTTTTTACAGCTGTTAATATCGCATACTCAAGAGTCATATCAGATGTTGTAATTATGATATTTCCTTCTGCTGTATACATTTTTTCGATTTGTAATATATCTTCAGTTGTTAATTCATCTAATTTACTCATGTCAATTTTGCTATATTTTTTGCCTTCAAATTCAAACTCTTTCTCTAACTCTATAATATATTGATTTTTTTCTTTATCCATTTTTTTAAACTCCTCTTATATTTGATTTTTTAAATTTTTCATTAAATCTTCTCCATTTACAATATAAATAAAATTGATTTTATCCAATTCTAATAAAACCTTATTGTCTTCTTCTATTTTTATGTAGGTTAATTCTAGAGGTATTTTTGTATCTGTAGGTGTTCCAACTCCCATTTTTCCTAAGTCAATTCCTTTTGGAAATCCTCTCATTGTAATTTTTAAAGACCTATTTATTAATCCTTTATTAGTGTCATTGAATTGCTGGCTTCCTCGTAATATTAAAGTTTTTCCCCTTGGATCAAGTAAAGAAAAATTCTTTTCATAAATTGTTCTGAAAGTTATATCTATACTTACTGCTCCAAAATGGCCAATTGTCGGACTATCATACTCTCCCATAATTCCAGCACCACTTACAGTTTCAGTCATATTTTCTAAATTAGGTAATGTAACTTCACTTGAAATGCCTACTAATTTTTCACCTTGGTCATATACGTTGAAATTTACTACTTTCTCTGGTATAAGCATTCTTATTCTACCTCCCCATTTAAATTATTTAGTAATGCGTTTGCATCAAATTCTAAAACATTTTCAATATGTTCTACAGGAGGAAAAGGAACTAATATTTCTCTAAATTTTATTCTTCCTGCTAATAGTTCTTCTTGTGTATTTTCATCTTCACGATACTCTATTCTAGCTTCTGCCAACTGCATTGCACTTTTAAAACCGTTTGCCCTTATATTTTCGTCATTTACTAATGCTTCTATCATTCTGAAATTTAAAGGATTATCTACTTTTTCAAAATAGTTTTCTATGAAAGTATTTCCCCACCAGCAAAACATACGTTTTATTGCAATAAATCTATCTTTCATGTCTTCATTTTCTGGATATATTGAAGTATTGTTACCCCATAATCTATATCCCTTAATATTTAATGCTGTAACAATACCATTGGCGTTCAGTTCATTTGCCTCATCATAATCAATTGTTATATTGATTCCATCTTCAAGTACTAAACTGTCTGCTTTTATTGCTTTATTTGATGGTGATACATAAGGAACATTATCATTCTCTATATCTGTTTTTAACATTGTTGCCATTGTAATTGTTGACATATTATATATGTCATTTTTATACTTAATCTTAGGATATGTTACAATAGCATTTTCACTTCTATATTCAATATTGGCATTTTTATATTCAATTGCCATTGTAATATTTTTATTTGTGTCTGCATCTAAATCTAATATTGTCATACAGTTAAATAGTCCATTTATTTTCTTAGTTGCTGAAATCAAAGCCTTTGATACTTCCTTGTCTTTACTGAAACCAGGTGCAACGAGTACTGATGGAATTATATTTAAGTTTTGATATATCATTTTTATTTTATTTATACCATCTATAATATCATTTTTAGTAACTGCTTTTGTATCAAGCTTTGTATAGCTAGCTTTAATATTAACTTCGTTTTTTACAAGTTCTACTAATAGATGTCCATTATCATTAAATTTTAATATATAATCAATACCCTCTTGTAATGTAGCATCTTCTTCGCCAGCTTTTATTATTACGGTTTCTTTTAAAATTCCTCTTTCCTCTATTTTTGCTATACCATTTATTACAGTATAAGCTTTTTCTACAATTGCGGACTTATGTTTTTCCTTATCTAAAACATTTATCGCAATCACAGGTCCAACACTGTTGAGTTCAAATACTGCTTTTACAGCTTCACTAATTGTATATTCTTCAAAATTATCTAAATATCCTAATTGTTTTTTAGCATCTTCTATACTTTTTATTAGAACTGGTTCATTTAATTTAGATGAATCTTCTGCTAAATTAATTGGTGCAATTCCTAATATAACAGGAATATTATTCTGTGCTTTTTCTATACTTATACTTTTAGTTGCAATTTCATTTACTGTTATTCCATGTTTATATTTATTCATTTTTTACCTCCTTATATATTTTCTTGTGAATCTAATGTTTCTAAATTTAGAGAGAAAGTTAATTCTATTCCCCCTATAAAAAAAGGGTATATATCTTCTTCAGGTATATCCCATTCTAAATTTTCCAATTGATATGCTCCAAATGTTTTTTTATTTAACAAAACTTGTTTTATTTTCTCAATTAAATTTAAAAGTGTATCTGTTCCTTTAAATTCTTCATTATCGTCATAAACTCCAACAAGTAAGCCTATTTTAACTTCTTCTTTTTGTTCTTTATATGATCCATTCAAAATTTTAATATTTATAAATGGATAAATCTCTGAATTTGTACTTTTTGCGGGTAAATTTTGTCGATATACATTTATTTTTTGTTTTTTATTTTTTGAATTTTCATAATTATTATGGATTTCTTTTTGTAAAAATTTTTTTAATGCTTTTTGTAAGAAAATTGGTGTATTTATCATTTCATTTTCCCCAATTCATATTCAATTTCGTGGCTTATACGTTTAGAAAACATATTTTGAGCTAGTTCTGTAACATATTCATTTATCTTTTTATTATTAAGCATTTCTGGTATTGATGGACCATATAATGTCTTAGTCGGTATTCTCTTCTTTCCAACTCTTTCATAAAGTCCTCTGGTTTTTATATCTGCAACAAAAGAGTGCTCTAATTTTTTTAGTTTGCCACTTTTTTTAACTTTTACTTTATATTTTTTTCTTTTTCCTGAAGTTATAGGCTCATTTGGGCTAACCTTAAACTTATATAATGGGATTTTATTGCCTGTTGAACGAACAATTGCATTTAAATGTTGCTCGTTGGCTCTTATGGTTTTAATGGAGTTTTTAATGTCTGAATTTTTAATAATATATTCACTCCTTACAGACTTAGACATTTCTGTTTTTATTGATTTAGCAGTTCTATTTGTAGTTCTTACTATGATTTTTTTCATATTTTTAGGCATTTTTTTAAAATTGACCATTATCTTTTTAATCTCATCTTTCTCTATTTCACACTTAATGTCAATCATAAAAAGCCTCCAAAATAATTTGATAAACTCCTGAATCTTCAGAAAAATCTGATACCCTATATTTTTTATTATCTAGAGTAATAAACATTTGAATTTTTGGTATAAAGTCTAAATCTTTTTTACTTATGTAAAATAAAATATTTCCTTTAAAATTACCAGAATTGTCTTTTAATTTTATTTTTTCTAATTCATCATTATCAATTAATATATTTTTCTGTGATTCATTTACATTATGTATTTCTCCAAATTCTTCAATATTAAGAAATACATTTTTTATGTCTTTGTCTATAATTTCTTTAAAATTCATTTTAACCCCTTACAATTAAAGTGAAGTATTTGGTCCTTCTTCATTTTCAGTTTCTTCGTCATCATTTCCATGCTCTGATAAATTTAATAATTTGTTTAATATATCGTTTTTTGAATCTTCTTCATTAATTTCTATATTGTTTATTTTACAGTACTCTACTAGTTCTATTTTTTTCATCTTGCTTAATGTTGATTGTAAATCTTTTTTTGGATTCTCAACTTCTTCACTTTTTTCATATTTTGCTGTCTTGATAACATATTCTTTTATAAATCCTTGTTTTTTTGTCATATTTTCTACAAATTCATCTATATATACTGTACCATCTATAACTTCATATTTTTCCATTATTCTACACTCCTTTTAACAAATTTTAGTTGCAACTATAAAACAGTTGCAACTAACCATGAATCTACTTCGTTTGGTGTTGGAAGAGGTCTTGATTGTAATTCTAAAAATCTAACATCTGGATTTGTTTCTATATAGCTTCTTAACAATCTATCTGTTATGTATGATTTAAAATCATTTATTTCTTTATCAGCAATAACAATTTCACCATAAAAAAGAGTTGTTTTTGCTCTTGTAGAAGCTAATAACAACGTTCCTGCTGGAACTAAAGGTTGTTCCTCTCCATTTGCATCTTCATAGTATTCTTCATAAATATAAATACTTAAGTTGTATCTTGCTATAGTTCCTCCATATGTAACATTTTCATTTAATTGAATTGGCTTTATTAATGCTAATTCCATGTTTTTTATATCTAACATTTCTTGTACTTTTTTATTACTTATAAATACCTCATATACATCTTTAGACATAATTGCTATATTTGGTGTTCTTCCCCCTGTTAATTTTACTCTAGAAATAAAAGTATCTATGTCTGTTAGTGGGTTAGCATTTGTAGCATTCCATTTTTTATCAGCTGCTAAAGCAACTCTGTTTGTAAAACCAAAATCAATTGTATAATCTATTCCTTCCCCTTTTACAGGAATTTTTCCTGTTAAGAATGCTTGTGCTGCCATCCACTCAATTGTTCGATTTAAATAATTATTTAAATCGTTAGCTTCTTCAGTTAGTTGCTCAATAGCTCTTTCCTCTGCAGTTTTATTGCTATATAATTCTTCTCCGAAGCTTTTTTTCTTTATATCCTTAACATTTGTTATCGTGCTTTGTTTTATTAATGGGGTTTCCACTGTATTAGATTCATATCCCCTTTTATTTATTATTCCTGCTTTCGCAGTTTCTGATACGAATGGTAAAATCTTTCTTTTACCTTTTCTAAATTCTAAATCTGCTTTTGTTCCTTCTATTGGTTTTGCATTTTTAAAGAATGTATTTGTGAAAAATCCTCCTGTTTCAGGCAATACTTCTGTTATTGCTCCTAATGTTCTTGGTTCAAAAATATTAATATTCATTTTACTTCTCCTTATCTTAAAAATATCATTTTTTCCATTAAAGCATCAAAATTATCTGCTAGTGTACTTTCTCCACCAAATCCAATCTTATCTTTATTGAATTCTCCTGTTCTATACCCAGTGCTAATTGCAGTTTCATTTTCTGTTGTAATTATATCTTCTGAAGCAACTACAACAATATCTGGTGGAGTCATCTTTGTTTCATTAGATGCAGATACAACAGTTGGATTCGAAACTATTGCTTTTGTAGCTTTTAAATATTCGTTTTTGGTCGTATCCTTTACTAGCAAATCCCCTCTTTTAACAGATTGGTTTGTACCAATTGTTATTTCAATTGGCATTACAGGAAAATCTCCTGCAAATAATTCATCATAATTCATAGTTTGCTTTTCCATTTTTTAATTCCTCCTACTTATTTAAAGTTCTTTTTGCAATATTTTGTACAAATTCCTTTTCAATTTTTTCAGAATCTTTTTCTGAAATTGGTTCTACCGCACCTGGTACTGTATTTACAATCTGTGCATCTTGTGACATAGCATTTAACATTGCATTGTGTATAATTTTTTCATTTTTCATAGCTTCAAAGCTTAATTCTTGTGCATTTTTAAAATCTTCATATTTCGCTTTTTCCACTAACTCCTTCGAGATGTTATTAGCGATTAAATCAATATCTTTTAGTCTTTGCCTTTCGTTGATAGCACCTGCTTTATATATTGAATTATATAAGTCAGGGTACTTTTCCTTTAGAGTTTTTTCATCCATTATTTCTCCCTCCTTTCTATCATATTTTAAAGAATCATTTATGATTTTATTAGTATTATTTTTTGATATTAGTATATTTTTTAAATTTTCATGTAAATTTTTCCATTTTTCTAAGTCATTTCTTCCTTCTATTTTATTTAAGATTCCATTTGATATTTTTTCTTTTTCCTCTTCATTTTCAAACATCAATTCATCTGCAAAACCTTCCTCTACTGCTTCTCGTCCTGTTAGCCAAGTTTCAGCATCAATAAGAGCTTGTACTTCTTCTTTTGTTTTTCCAGTTCTTTTAACATAAGTTTGAACTAATGTATTTTCTATTTTTTCTAAAAGCTCTAATTCTTTTTGAATATCATCAATATTTCCACTAATATATGTTGAAACTTTATGTATCATCATATATCCATTTTCAGGAATTAATATTTTATCTCCTGACATGGCAATAATTGTAGCAGCACTTGCTGCTAATCCATCTATTTTTACAATTATCTCTGCTTTGTGATCTTTTAACATGCTATATATTGCGTTGGCAGCAAACACATCTCCTCCTCCACTATATATTCTTACAGTTATCTGAGTTACATTGCCTAACTTTTCTAAGTCTTCTTTAAATCTTTTTGGAGAAACTGAGTCGCTCCACCAACTATTATCAGAAATAGTACCATATAATAATAATTCTGCTGTGTTATCTGATTCATTTTTTATAAAATTCCAAAACTTTTCCATTTTTATTAACCTCCTAATAATTCTTTTTCTTTTTTTAATTGTTTTACATTGTTATAGAAATCTGTTCCAGTAAGTTCCATAGTTTCTTTTTGTCTAGTAGAGAAACCATTATTTACCCTTTCTTTTGCTGCATTTACTTCTTTTACTGGATCTAATTGACCCTGAGTTGGACCATACCATTCCCAAATTTTTCTTATCGTTTCATCTTTAAAAAATCCAGGTGCTTCAATTCGTCCACTTGCTACAGCTTCAGTTAACCATTCTTCATAAATAGGTTGGCAAAAGTCGCTCGATAACCAATTTCTTCTCATTTTAAACATTTTCCATGCTTCTAATAGTGCTGCTCTAGAAGCACTATAACTGCTTGTAAATGATTTTAATAGTAACTCTTGAGGTATCTCAAGTGCTGCTCCAATACTTTTAGCTAAAGAATTAATAAATGCTTCAAAGGAATTTGTTGGTCTTTTTGGATCGGCAATTTCAATGCTCTCTCCTTCTCCTAACACATTTATAGCTCCTACTCCTAATTCATATTCTCTTTCTTCATATGTATTATAGTTTTGTTGGTCTTGAGGAATCATCTCTCCAAGTGGATTAACACTTGTATCGCTATCTTTTGTTGTTATAAATACAGTAAACATGCTTGATATTACAGCTGCCATTAATTCTGCTTCTGTGTATCTTGTTAATTGTTTTAATGGCTCTATTACACTTGCTAAAATCGGTACTCCTCTTCTCTGTTCTGGTCTTTCTGATTCCATAAGTTGCAATATATTTCTTCTGCCAGTTTTCTCCCCAAAAAATGGAACTCTAATCCACTTTAATTCCTCTTGTATGTTATAATAATAGCTATTAGGATATTTACTGCATATCCATACAGCAGTTGAAGCACCATTTTTATTAACTTCTATTCCATTATAAATTGAATTGTTATTTTCTGCATTTTTGTCAATAATTAAACCATTTTTATTACAGATTCTATCTGCTTCAATTAAATGTATTCTTAAACTGTAAGGCATTATATTGGTTGCTTTTTCAAATTTAAGTAGTGCAAAACAATCCCCACTCATGAGCCAACTTATCTGAGCAAGTTGTTGTAATTCATAAAAATTATTAATCCTACATGAATCACACAGTTTACTTTCTGCCCACAAACCAAACTCTGTTTCTATTTTTTGTTTTATCTTTTCCGCTTTTTCTTCTGTTATATTTAATTTTTTAGCATCTATTATTGGTTTTAATTGTAGTCCTGCTCCAACAACATTTGTTCTTATCGTAGTAATTGTTGAATGTGCAATTGGTGCATTCATATACAAATCTCTACTACGTTGTCTTAGTAGTTTTAAATTTTCATCTATATCTTCAACAGGAGCACGGCTATTTGCATTCCAGCCTTTTAATGACTTTTTTCTTCTAGAAGCTCCACCTTCAGAATATCCACTATTCAATACTTCTAATGTTTTTCTAGCAGCTATTCTTTTTAAGGCTTTTTCAGGATCAACTATTGAAATCATTCTATCTATCATGTTGAATTGATTTTCTTTTTTCTTCATACAAATATCCTTTCTATAAATCTCTTGGAACTATTCCTATCACAGCATTCTTTCCTTTTTTATTTATTTTTGCCTCTTCTGTAGCAATCTGCTTTTCTAGATAATCAATCATCTCTGCAATTTCTTTTAAATCTGCCCTTTGTAAATTTCTTTTACCAATTGAATAACTTTGTGCTCCATTTAAAATTTCTGATTCGCATTTTCTATACTCAGTTAATCTAGCATTTAATTCTTCTAATCTATTTTTCATACTAAATTCCTTTCGATAAATTACCTCTTTTTCTAGGTTTATTTTGTATGATATTATTATAGTTTTGTTGTATTTCTGATTTCTTTTCAGATAGTTGTTGTTCTAGTAAATTAAAATCAGGATTTAAAATATATAAAGCTGCTGTAGCATAATTTCTTAAGTCAAATGCCTCATTTCTTGCGTTTTTACTCTTTTTTTCCCAATAAATACTTGGTCTTCCTTTCATATATTTTGTTACTCGTCTTTCTGATGTTAAACTCTCAAAATATTGCTCATCATAGCCCTTTTCAATTTCAATCGGAAAGTGGCAAAAACCTGGTCCTTCAATATTTTCTTTTAATCTAGACATAACCATGTCTTTTCCTGTATCTACTCCAATCATAAAAAGCCAAGCACCTGAATCGTTTCTTCTTTTCGGTCTCTTCACTAAAGGTAATCCTAACCCACCTTGTCCTTTTATTGCCCACATTCTTTTAAATTCACGTTCTTTGCAATATCTATATACCTGTTCAGTATTATGTCCTCCTGAGTCTATACAAGTAGTATTTATTTGCATAGATTGATTATCTTCTCTAATGTAATTTTTATTTAGAATATCATCTAATTCATTCCAAACGTCTTCTTTTGAAGGATTTCCCATAATTTGACCATATTTTATTCCCCAACTTTCATAATTTTTACCCCAACCAACAATTTCATATTCTAGTCTATTGTCTTGGACGTCTACTGCTGCTGTTAAGCATAAAACTTCTATAGGTACTTCACAGTTATAATATTGCCTACGATTTTCTAGTAAGCTTGAACTATCCATTTCCCCTTTTTCTTCCCAAGTTTCGGCTAAAGCAGTGTTTATCCAAACTTTTAATGTCTCTTTATCTTTTTTAGCTTCTAAAAAGTCTTTAACAATTTCATTCCATGTTTTCCATGGAGAAATTAGTTCATTTAAATGAAATCCTCTTCGAGATTTTATTTTTGGATTTTGAGCAATCCATTTGCCTTCGTGTTTCTTCCAATCATTTTCATTAGAAATAGCACCACATTCAGTGCATACCATTCCATCTAATTCGAAAGAGTCATCTTCATATTTAGTAAATTTTATGTTTTCCCATTTTACAGACACATATTCTCCACACTCTGGACACTTTAAGTAATATTCTTCCATGCTTGATAAGTTATATTCTCTTTCAATTCTAGATGCATCTTTTATCGTAGGCGTGCTAACTTCTACGATTTTTCTATTCCAGAATGTAGTTGTTCTTTTAATTGCTAAAGCTAAAGGATCTCCTTCTTGTTTTGCAGAAATTGGAAATCTATCAATTTCATCTGCTAATACAATTCTTATTGGTCTACTTGCTAGTCCAGATGGTGCGTTAGTTCCTACCAATGTTATATGTCCTCCTATAAATTTCTTATGTAATATTGTATTATCTTTATCTTTTGCCTTACTATCATAAAATTTACTTCTTAATTCTTTAGTATCCCTAATCATAGGCTCTAGTCTATCTTTTGAGATTGCTTCTGCTAATTCTTTTGTAGGTGTTAAATATAAAATTGGTGCAGGGTTGTATGCAGCATAGTATCCTATTGTATTTAATAAAATTTCTGTTTTTCCAACCTGTGCAGATGCCATAATTACAACTTTCTCAGTTTCTGCATTTGATATACTATCCATAATTTCTTTTTGATATGGAGCTCTATCAGTTCTCCATTGACCTGCCTCTGCTGATGTTTCAGTTGATAATTTTCTATATTTATCTGCCCATTCAGAAATTGTTAATTTAGGTGGAGGAAGTAATACTTTTAAGCATTCTTTGACTAAATTTATCGTTTTTTTAGCTATCTTTTTTCTCTTCTTCATCAATAAACAACTCCTCTGAGTCTTCATCAATCTTTATAAACTCATCTGAATAATAATCTTCTGCATTGTATTCAGTCAATTCAATTAAAGCGTTATTTATTTCTTTCTCTAATAGGTTTTCTATTTCTGCTATTGTCATTGTCTTATTTATTTGAGTAGCAATCTTTGTTGGTATTGAACAAATTTTTGTTTTGAAATTGCTTAACATTTCTGTCAAAACTCTTTTTACATCTTTTGAATGGTGTATTTCTCCCTTCATTGAAGCCAATTTTATTTCTGCCATTTCTCTTTTTGCTTTTTCATGTAAAAATTGTTCATTTAACTTTTTTTCTGAAATTTTCTTATATGTTGCTTCTGTATTACTATTTTTTATATATTCAATATATTTTCTAGTAGTTTTTCCTAAGTCGTAATTTCCGTTTTTTTCTCTTTCAATAATGCCTTCTTCTACTAACTGTCTTATTCTTCTTTCACTTAAGCCAAATGCTTGTGCAACAACGCCTCCAGATACTCTTAATTTTTCAAATTCTACTATAGAAATTTTGTTCATTTTATCCCTCTTTAATCGGCAGGAAATGCCTCTTATTTCATTTTAAAATCTAGGTGTTTTTTGGGGTCAAGCGGACCCGCACTGCTTTTTTCTCCGCTGGAAGAACCTTTGGCACTTATCTAATTCACATTCATTATTTACATAATAGTTGCATTTCCTACACATAAATATTTTTTTCATTCTATATTCCAAATCTATTTCATATGATACTCTACTCATATGTTTTAACTCCTCAAACTAATCAAAATAATTCTTTAACAATCAAATCTTGTAGTCTCCATTTACAATTTCTTTCTAGTGTTTAAATATTTTTAAATTATCTACCATTTTTCATTCTAATTGTTATACAGATTTATATATCTTCTTTATATTTTTAGAACTTAAATCTAATTCATTTTTATTTATATATAAAATTGAATGAAAGAGTCTACAGTTTGTAAACTCTTTTTCTAATTTATTTAGGAGGGAATTTTCATTTGTTAAAACTAATTTTGCTATTATAATTATATAATACGTATTTTTTAATTTCTACCAAATTTCCAACCAATTTTTGACCAATTTTCGATTATTTAAATTTTGGCATAAAAAATAACACTATTTCTAGTGCTATTTTTTTATATCTCTTATAAGGAAAATGTGCGAATATTTTTTCCTTTTAAAGAATTGATAACTTTATAATATATTATACATTAAAATATTGTTTTAGTCAATTTCTAATTTTTCTTTTAATGCTTCTTGCAAAACTTGAGAAAAATTAATGCCTTCTGATTCGGCTAAAATATTTAGCCATTCTGGTATACTTAAAGTTTTCTTTATCGCTTTATTATTATTCTTTCTTCTATATTCATATAAATCAATTGTAACAAAGTTAATAAATTGATTATCTTCTATTTTTATATTGTCAAATTTAGTAGTTACTTTTGGTAAATCTATTTTATCTTCTAAAACTAATCCCATTGCATCTTGAGCCATATAAAAGGCGTCTGAAATTGATGTGCCAAATGTATTACAATCAAAATCAATAAAACTAACTTCAAAATATTCTGTATCATTTTCAAAAGTATGTGTAAAAATTGCAGGATATACAACTATTTTTTCTTTCATAAATTACCTCACTTAAAATAAAGTAAAAAGAAGGTTATATGCGAATTGTAATGGAAGGGGCTTTATTTTAGCCCCGCCAATTTTAAGATTTTATTTAGAGTACCATTTGGAATTTCTTTATTATGTACTGGAATTGGAATTTCATAGTTGCCTTTTCTTATATGTACATGTTTTCCGTCCAGCTACAAGTTTCCAACCGTTTTTCTCTAAAAGTCTTATCAATTCTTTTGTTCGCACATTTTCCTCCTTTCTGTAATATATTATACTACGTATTATTACGTATGTCAATAGTTTTTTAAACTTTTTTTTATTTTTTTACACATTTATAACTTCTAACATGATCTTAATTGATTCATCACGTATATTTTTTAATTGATTTACTGTTCTTGTTTCCTTATATACTTCAAAGTATGTATTATTAACATAGTTCCATTTTGGTTCATAGATATAATAGGTTTTTATTATTAATTTCTGTTCATTATTCAAAGCTTTTAGCATTCTATCTACTTTTCCTACTAAATCTCTTAAGGGCTCTGCTTTCTCATTGTAAATTGCATTTTCATTTTTTAATATTATTTTGTCCGCTTCATTTATGTGCTTCAATTTTTTTCTATAACTTAATGCTATATCTTCTGTTGGAGTGCTTTTTTTATTTGTTATACTTTTAGGTATGTCAGAAATTACTGGAGACTTTAATGCCATTCTTTCTATTATTTCCGCTTCTGATTCCTCAAATTTAGTTCCTCCAAGTTTTATTAAAATGTTATTTTTTTCTATTTTATCTTCTAATTCTTCTAATTGTGACCTGCTCCTTAAATATTTTCTTAACATTTCCTCTATATCTGCTTTTTCATACATAGTTCAAAAAACTCCTTTCATTTTTTGAAATTCTGTAAAGTTATATAGTATCTCATATATGTATAAGGTTCTTTATTGTCTTTTACAATTTTATTTATTGTATTTCGTTCTATTGCTTCAGTTTGTAGCAATTTCATAAATCTTTTCTTTGTCATTTTCTTATTTAAGTAATTACTAAAACCTTTAAATACTAAATTGAAAACCCTACACATCTTTTGTCCTATTTCACGTATTGCATCTACTACAATTTGTACTGATTTTATTACACTTTCAAAAGTATCTTTTAATATTAAATATTCATCTTCTTTTATGTTTATCTTTTTATTATCTGCATCAAAAATAATTTCTGCAATATAATCTGTTTCATATCATTTTTGTGCATCTTCTATTGTAAAATTACTATAATCAAATTGTACCATTTATAATTCAATCACTCCTTGTATAATATATTTAGGGTTTAAAGTTAGCCCAAAACTTTATATTATATTAATTTATCTTTATTTTTCATTTGCTATTACTCCTCTACTTTTGTTTTTATAATATTATTTTCTTGCTTCCATTATACTTTCTCTCCTTTTTTCTCTTTTCGTATTCTTTTACTTTGTTTTCTAATTGGTCTATGTATTCAATTAGTTTTTCAAAATATTTTGTTTCAACTAATTTTAATTCAACTCCATTTTCAGTTTTTATCATATAATTTAAGCAATGTTTTTTTATATCATCAATTGTTTCTGTTCCATTTTCAAATCTTTTATGTATTTCTTCTAATTCATCTAATCCAAATGCTTTCTTGAAATCTTCTGCTTGTTCTTCTGTTAAATCTATACTAAATCCATCTTCTTCTATTTCTTTATTTTTCATTTGCTATTTTCTCACTTCCTTTACTTTCATTTTTTATCTTTAGCATTTATA